GTAGTTGCGCTAGGGGTAGGAACATTAGATCCAACCGTCAAACCTGCTGCTGCACCTGCGGTTGTTACGCTTGCTACTTTACTTGTTGCAGCGTTAAACGTGCCTCCAAAAACCAGCGAACCTTTTGTTAAAGTTGTTACTGGTTGATAAGCATTTCCGTCATATATATATAAATCTTCTGAGACAGAATCAAAGAAGAATTGTCCAGTAAATTCAGATGTTGGAAAACCTGTTTGTGCTACAGATCCAAATAATGTTGTAGACGCATTTGCAAGTTTTGTTCCTGATATGGTGTCATTACCAATTCTAGCTGCTGCAATAGTTCCGCTTGTTAATTTAGTAGCAGCAAGATCAGGAATATCAGAAGCAGATAGTGTCGCAGAGGCAGATGTTATAACACCTTTTGTGTTAACAGTTACTTTAAGATATTCACCAGCACTTACTCCGCTTGTCGATGTGGTTAGATTTCCCGAACCATCGACCGTTAAACCTCCTCCAGATGTTATTTGAACTGCACCTTTGGCAGAAGTTGTAGCAGTTGGGAGATCTCCTGCAACTAATCCCGTGGCAGCCGTAATCATTCCCTGATTATTGAAAGTTATTCCGCTAACTGTTGCTCCAGTAACACTATTAGTAAGTGATAAAGCACCTGCACCACTAACACTTAAACCTGTTCCAACAGATACACCACCAACAGCAGATGTAGTTGCAAGAGGAAGGTCAGAAGCACCTAAAGCAGCACTTCCAGTAATTAAACCTTGTGCGTTATATGTAATTCCTGAACGTGTAGCAGCTCCTCCTGTAACAGCATTATTTATACCAAGATTTCCACTAGCTACATTTAAAGACCTATCAATATTTGATGTATTTAACTTTGCTGCTGTAATTGTTCCATCAGCAATTTTGGCATTAACAACAGCGTTTGCAGCTATCTTTGCTTCTATAACGGCATTACTAGCTAACGCTCCAGAATCAACAGCGTTATCAGCTAAGGCAGTTGCATCAACAGCGTTTGCTGCAAGCTTGGCACTTGTAACTGCATCATCAAGAATCTTGGCAGTTGTTACCGCATCATCAGCAATTGAAGTAGCAGCTAACGTGCCAGAAAGCTTTGCAGCAGTTACAGCTCCATCTGCTATTTGGCTCGTTGTAACACTATTTGCTGCTAACTCACTACTTGTTATTGCACCTGCACCTATATTTCCAGCAACAATTGTATTGCTCGCTATCTTTGCACTTGTTACAGCTCCACTAGCAATAGCAGCCGTATCAACAGCATTGTCAGCTAACTCTGTAGATGTAACTGCGTTAGTTGCTATTTGAGTAGCAGTAACACTTGCACTTGTAAGTTTTGCTCCAGGAATATCTCCATCACTTAAATTTAACTTTGCAAAAGTAACACTAGAGTCTGTAATTTTTACAGTTGTTACTGCATTACTAGCAAGCTTATCTGTTGTTATATTAAGGTCAGTTATCTTTGCTGTTGTAACAGAATTAGCTGCTAAAGCTCCTGTGTCAACTGCGTTGTCTGCTAATTCACTCGTACCAATAGCATCAGCAGCTATTTGTGTTGCAGTAATAGTATTATTTGCTATCTTTGCAGCCGTTACATTTAAATCAGTAATAGAAGCAGTAACAACAGCGTTAGTTCCTAACGTGCCAATCTTTGAACCTGGGATTGATCCAGCTCCTAAGAAACTGGTTCCAGAATCAGTAACAACTGCGTTAACTAAATCCTTAACTGTAACTTTTTTAGTTTCACTTGCACTCAAATCGGCAAGTGCTAATACGTCAGAAGGTTGAATACCAGCTTCTGCTAAGGCACTTAAGCCTGTTATCTGGAGATCTGCCATTTCCTCTTAACTAAAAACCATTAGCAATAGTTTAAACCTGTTCGAGCAATATGGGACTAAGATTTTCCTGAAGAATCTTATCTGCGTTTTCTTGTAGTAAATATCCAGGGGTATCTCCTGTCTTTAATGCAATAACTCCATTCGTTACAAATTCAATTCTTGTCTCTATAACTTCAGACGCACTAACGGTTACAGCAACATTAGTAATAACACAATTGGCTTCGTAATATACGTTTTTCTTTGAATTTGATCCATCTTTATGGATATACAACAAAGCATCAAAATCTGCTCCTTGTTGTGTCCGTAATACTAATTGAGCTAAATAAAACGGAAATTCAGGGTCTGTTCCAAATTCATTTGCTCGATCTCCATCGTAATAATCATGTTGCCAAAGACAATTTAAGCTACCTTGACCGCTAATTAAACCAGCTTCAAATTGATTCCTAAATTGATCTCCTAAATTTGTTAAGTCAACTTGTTCTCTACTTGTTGTCATCTCAAAATCTTTAACACCTGCTACATGCCTATATCTTTCATTTCTGGTACGAATCAATATATCTTTAGCAGCACTAGGAGTAACAAGTGTTAAAGCACTTGCTTGTAACCCTTCTATTGCAAGAGCAAAAGAATTATATAAACGAATACCTCCTACTGGATCAACATTTATAAACTTTTTTATATCTGGATAATTATGACCACTAACAAGTTCAAGCGTAGATTTATCAACAGTTTCTATTTCTACTTCATCTCCAGTTATTAACGAACCAGAACTATGGTCAACACTAAATCGTTTTGTTGATGTGTTTACGTCAAAAGGATCTAACTGCGTTTTTAAAGCAGCTTGCAACGAATCTCTTTTAAGGGCTATTTCCCCTGCTTGACCAAAATAAACACCCATGATTTAGATAGATACTTCTGTAGGTGCTCCATTCGCTTCAAAACTAATGTCAGCACTTAATACTTCACCAACTGAACTGTTCATTGACAAGCTTGTTATAAAAGCAGAAAAAGTAATAAATCGACCATTAGCTGATCCATCATCAATTTTTAACTTTAAAGTAACAGAACTAGAATCAGCAGCCGTTCCATCACCAGCCCCACTTCCAGCCTTAATACATTTATTAATTAAAGTTGTTACATCTCCACCAGATCCAGCAGAAGCTTGATAGTAAAACAGTCTTGCACTACCTGAGTAGCTTCTGACACCAGCAATTAGAGTACGATCTGTATCTTCTAAAGATGTAGTTTCAAGAACTGCTTGTGAACTAGAAAAAGAAAAAGACTGAACTTTTGCGGCTTTTGTGCCGTCAATTAATAGTTGTCCGTCTTGACCGCTATAAAAAGCCACGACCTAAAAATTAAACATTGCGTTTATTCTACGGTGAATCTAGGCAAGCAACAAAACTACAACTAACATTGCTTTGCCCAGGAAAGACACTTGTTACGTTTGGAGGCCCAGAATATCTCCATAATAAACCTGATCCAGACTCTTCTAAAAAAGCAGAAAGACTTGTGCTATCTACACCTGCTGTAGCATTTGTCGATCCAAACGATACATAATTCCAATCAGAATTTACATTTTCATAGTTACTTAAAATTAAAGCAGCGTCAGCATCAGAAATATTTGAAAAGCCTAAAGTCAAAGTCGCATTAACTCTTTTATTGCCATAACGCAAATGTGTTTTGGTTCCATCCAATGATTCAAATGTGGTACTTGGATACGTTCCAGGTCTATAACTTCTGGACGTTGGTTTTATAGTTGGAAAGGCTACAGAGCTAGTCATTCGTTTTCAGAAACAATGAAAATGGAAGCATCATTATTTAGACCCCAGTTCTGCATAACAGAAAGTTGTCCATTACTTTCAACAGGAGCATAGCTACCAGATACCTCTAATAAACCATCTTCTCCATAAGAAATCGTTTCGCATTTATAAATTTTATTTTCTGTTGTTGTGTTCTTAACAGTAAATAACGTACCAAAAAATGCTGATGATACATTTGCTGTGTTCAATGTTCCTTCTTTTACTTCAGTTGTTCCTGGCTTCCAATAATAAACGGACAACGATCCAGATAAATCATCCTTACTTACAATATCTCCTGTTGGTGTAATTGCTCCATTCCTAAACCTACTGGTATGAGTAACTTCTGAGACAAGTTTAAAATAATCTCCAGGGGCTAAATTTTCTACATATTGAGGTGCAGTCTTAAATGTTAAGCCATGATCAATTAAACGTCTTGATCTAATAGCAAAGAAAGCAAAATACTCTGCTTGTTGCCTTGACGTACAGAAACCAGACAAATCAAATGTTTCTATAGGGTCAGAGTCAGAACCATGTGGATCGTTTTCTCTAATTAATAAAGATCTAGTTTCAGGAAAACCATTTTCTTTTTCATTTCTAAAAAGAACAGCAGCTTTAAAAGTTTGTCTTTCTTCTGGAGCTAAAAAACTAACTTGTAAATCATTAATATTGCCGTCAGTAAATAAGGCTTTTACTTCTGGTAATACTCGTTTATCAATTTCATTATCTCCATTAACAGGAACAGAAGGTTTAAGACTAAACTTACCTCCAATAATTGTAAAATCTAATAAACAATAACCAGCGTGTTCAAAGATAAAATCTCTTAAATTTAATTTAGATGAAATTGTTCCATCCCAAAAGAATTTATTCTTTTTACAATAATCAGCAGCATTAGCCATTGCTGTTCGATCAACAGAACTTGATCCAACAAGTCTTCCAGCTCCTATTTCTGAACTTGTTAACAAGG